AAATGAAAATCAAAGTAAACGAACCAAGTTATATAATTGGAATCGTAAGCTTAACGCCAAGAGTAGACTATAGTCAAGGTAACAAATGGGATATGAATCTAAAAACCCTGAATGACCTACATAAACCAGCGTTAGACGAAATCGGATTCCAAGATCTAATAACAGATCAAATGGCATACTTCGATACAGATGTAGCACCAAATGGAACAATAACATATAGAAGTGCGGGTAAACAACCAGCATGGATCAATTACATGACAAACTATAACAAAACGTTTGGTAACTATGCAATTGAAAACAGAGAAATGTTCATGACATTAAACCGAAGGTATGAAAGTAACCCAGGAGGAACAATTAAAGATGTAACAACATATATTGACCCAAGTAAGTATAACAACATCTTCGCTCAAACTAGCTTAGATGCACAAAACTTCTGGGTACAAATATCAAACAACATCACAGCACGTAGAAAAATGAGTGCAAAAGTAATCCCAAATTTATAAGATATGTATAAATATAGGAACACAACAGAAGGGCAGTTAAAATCGCCTGAAAGGCTAGAAGGTGAAACAATCGAAACGAAAGTGGAAAGAATTGTAAACAATAAAGAGCCAATCAAGGATGGAGCCCCAAGTATCTTTACAGAACGTAAAGAAGGAGTAATAGCTGCGTACAATATCCGAACAGATAGGTTCGAAGTAGCAGCAGAAGCAATGGACAAAGTAGCTGGCAGCATTGCAGCCAGACGTGAAGAAAAAGCTAAAGCTGGGGCAGAGCCAGAAAAAGGAAAAGTAATAGAATTAAAACAGAATGACGGCGGAGCCGAGTCAATACAAGGCACCAAGTAAAAGTGGGGGAGAAATCCCCCCTTTTTTAAAAAAGTGGTACGCATGTATTCTATTATATCAAGTAAGAAAAAAAGCTTTTAAAAAAAAGCACGAAAACAAAACAAATTAAAAAATAACAAAATGGATCCAATAATCGGAGGAGCGCTAATAGGCGCGGGCGGAAGTGCACTAGGAATGATAGGACAACGCCAAAGAGAAAAAAGAGCAATGAGTAACCAAAAAGAATTAATGGGAATACAATTGCAAAATCAACAACAATTGAACAAACAAGGACAAGAAATGCAATTAGACACATGGAAAAAAACAAACTATAGTGCACAAATGCAAGAAATGAAACAAGCTGGACTTAATCCAGCGTTAATGTATGGAATGAGTGGAGGAGGTGGTGCAACAACTGGATCACAAGGAGGAGGAAGCGCACAAAGCGGAAGTGCGCCAACACCACAACCAATGGACATTGGAATGATGATACAAGCAGCACTAGCAGCAGCAGAAATCAAACTAAAAGAAGCACAGACAGAAAATGTAAAAGCAACAACAGAAAGTACCGGACAAGACGTAGTAAGTAAAACATTCGATAACGAAATAAATGCTGCAAACAGAGAAACAATTGAACAAGCACGTAGATGGAATTGGGATAGAGATATAATCAAAGGAGAAGAAGAAAACGCAGCATGGGAATTCAAAAAAGCCATAGAATATAACGATGACTTCAAAAGTCAAGATAGTCCAAAAGCTAAAGCGAAAAAAGCAGAAATGAATACGATCATAGAAAACTTAAAAACAGCACAAATAAATAATGATGTGCAAGGAGCAGAGGCAATCATAAGAGACTTTGAGGCTAAGCTTCAAAGTGAAGGAATTAGCAGAAGCGCACCATGGTACGCAAAACTAGTAGTTGATCTAATGACAAAGGCTGGAATAACAACAAACAAGTAAAATGTGCCTGTACCCGAAACTAATAAAAAATCGAAAGTACACAATCACTAAAAAGAACGGGGGGAAAATTCCTCCCGTTCATGATGAAAGGGTACTAATGGTACCCATAGGATGTGGGAAATGCATGGAATGCAAAAAACAAAAAGCAAGACAATGGAGCATAAGACTACAAGAAGAAATAAGAAACAATAAAGAAGGAAAATTCGTAACAATGACATTCAACGAAGAAAGTCTAAGTAAACTAAAAAAAGAAATAAAAGGACTAGAAGGATACGAACTAGATAACGAAGTGGCAACACTTGCGATGAGAAGATTTCTAGAAAGATGGAGAAAAAGAAATGGAGTAAGCGTAAAGCACTGGATGATAACAGAACTAGGACAAAAAAATACAGAAAGAATACACCTACATGGAATAATATTCACAAATAAAGGAAATGAAATAGCAGAAATATGGAAGTACGGAAATGTATGGGTAGGAGAATACGTAAACGATAAAACAATCAATTACATAGTCAAATATGTAAATAAAGCAGATGAAAAACATAAAGAATACAATAGTAAAATATTAACAAGTAAAGGAATCGGAAAAGGATATATCGAAAGAAATGATAGCAAAATAAACAAATACAAAAAAAATGAAACTAAAGAATCGTACACGACAAGACAAGGAATACAACTAAATCTACCAATATACTACAGAAATAAAATATACGAAGAAGAAGAAAGAGAACAACTCTGGCTAGAAAAATTAGATAAACAAGAAAGATATGTGCTAGGCAAAAAAATAAAAGTAAGAAATGAAAAAGAAGAAGAATACTACTATAAAGCACTAGAAGAAGCCAGAATAAAAAATAAAAGATTAGGATATGGAGATGATAGTATAAATTGGGAAAGGAAAAGATATGAAAACGAAAGAAGAAGATTAAACAATAAAAACAAATAAACACCCAGCGCGCAAAATTGCGGCTTATCTCGCTTCGCGCAGATGAAAAAAAAATGGTGTTTAGGGGGTATACCAAGAAATCAAAAAAAAGTCATATAATTGCAAAACAAAAAAGGAGGTAAAATGAAATGAAATGGTTCACAGAAACAGAGTACATTGATCTAGAAACTGGAGAAGTCATAAAAACTAAAGACAAACACCAGTATTACAAAGTAAAAGAACTAACAACTAAAACAACATTCAATTATGAACACGACAATGCAACAAAAACAATCCAATACGGATGTAGAAGAAAAGTTCAACTCGAATTCGAATTCGGAACTTATCAAAAAAACAGATGTAGAAAATAGTCCCTTCCAAGTAGTAACAACAGAGCAAGGCTCTTTTGGAACAATGGGACAATATCGATTAACAGAAGTATTCGAGAACGAAAATGAAGCAATCGAAGAAATGAAAACGATAACGTGGAATAAAATAGTACAAGTAATGATGGTATTAATAGACCTAGAACACAAAACTAAAATAAACGGAGAATAAAAAATGAAAACAACAATCGGAGGAGACCGCTTAGGTAGCGGATCCAAACAAGAAGTATCAATGCGTAACTATGAAAGATCAACACACGATCTCAGTTACTTATGGAGAAGCAGTATGGCAGCGGGAACACTAGTGCCGTTCATGAGTGAACTAGCACTACCCGGAGACAGCTGGGATATAGACTTAAATTGCGAAGTAATGACACTACCAACAGTAGGTCCATTATTCGGAAGCTTCAAAGTACAACTAGACGTATTTGAGGTACCAATTAGGCTATATAACGGCAAATTACATATGAACATGCTAAATATCGGTATGGATATGAGCAGCATATATTTGCCAGAAATGCGAATACAAACAAAAAGAACAACAGAATATACAAGTACAAGCCAAGTAAACCCAAGTTCGCTAGCTAGCTACCTTGGAATAAAAGGGGTAGGAAGATTCAATAACGCAACTGATGACTATAGAGATAGATACTTTAATGCAGTACCATTACTAGCATATTGGGATATCTATAAACAATACTATGCAAACAAACAAGAAGAAATTGGATATGCAATACATAATCCAATGAACAGCCCAGATGAAGCATCTGTAGAAGAAGCACTAGTACGTGTAAACGGTGAAACAACTGGAACAGATATGCGAGTAGTAGGAGGAGATACAATTGACTTCACAAATACAATAGTAGTAGAACTATATGTAGAACTACCAACAGAGCTATATGGACAACAACCAGCATATGATCCAAGTCAATATATTACGGAAGTAAGTGGAGTACCATATCCATTAACAGCATTATTCGGAACATTCGCATATAACTACACAAATGTGGGATGCTTCATAACATGCAGTAATCAATTAATTACTGCAGTATCACTAGACTTCGACCAATGGCCAGAAGGAATGCCATACTTAGACAAAAACATAGTATTAAACGCAGTACCACAATTAGTAAGCTTTCCGCTTACAAATATTGATGATATGAGAATGGATATACTAAGTGATGTAAAAAGTACAACACCATTCAAAATATCATTCTTCCCAGCAACAGGTGACAGTCAACTAACACCTTACATATGGGGATGTGATGTATGGAATTCAACTACCAACAAATTCAGTATATTAAGTACACAACAAGGACTAGGTATCAAAACATACCAAAGTGACCTATTCAATAACTGGATCAGTACAGAATGGATAGACGGTACAAACGGAATCAACGAAGTAACAGCAGTAGACACAACTGGAAACGAATTCACAATTGACGCATTAAACCTCGCAAACAAGGTATATAATATGCTCAATAGAATCGCACTAAGTGGTGGAAGCTACGATGACTGGTTAGATGCGGTATATATGCAAGACCGAGCCAAAGGACAAGAAAATCCAGTATATCATGGCAGCTTAATCAAAGAACTAGCATTCGAAGAAGTAATAAGCACAGCAGATACAGAACTAAATGGTAACACACAGCCACTAGGTACACTAGCTGGAAGAGGCAGACTAACGTCGAAAAACAAAGGTGGAAAAATGAAAATCAAAGTAAACGAACCAAGTTATATAATTGGAATCGTAAGCTTAACGCCAAGAGTAGACTATAGTCAAGGTAACAAATGGGATATGAATCTAAAAACCCTGAATGACCTACA